AGCAGAACGCCAGCAAGTGGCTGTATTTTAACCACGAATCGTTGCAGTTCCACGAGGAGGCTAACCAGGCGCCGATTGATTATCGGCTGTGAATTTTTAGCCACCGAGGCACAGAGACACAGAGAAAATAATTTGCAGTTAAACCAAACAACCAAAAATAGAAAGACAAAAAATGAAACCACACCAAGAACGAGTAGTGGCTGAAAAGAACGAACTGGATGCGAAGCGCGAAAAGCTCACCGCATTTCTCGGCGGCGATGTGTGCCGCACGTTGGACAAAATGGAGCAATCTCGGCTCAACCGCCAACTCGAAGCGATGACTCTGTATTCAAACATATTAGGTGAACGTATCGCGGCCTTTGTGGCCTAACAACCAAACAACCAAAGGAAGAAAATGACTAAGATCCAAGAAGCCATTCAGCATTTGAATGGGGAAATCGCAAAATTAACCGTGGCCCGCGATGCGCTGGTGCAGATCGAGCCGGCACCAGCGCCTGATCCGAATCGTTGGTTTCCGCCGTTAAACACCGCGAAAGCCAAACCCAGTAAGCCGGTCAAGAAACCGGCCGGGACGGCAGTGACAGCGGCGCCGGTCAAACCGATAAAAGATTTGGCGGCGCCGGTGCAAGCCACCGAGGCGGGCCGGCTCGTACGGTATGCCGGCGATAAAACCGACAAGCCCAATACGATGGGGGGCGCGATGAAATATGTGATTGCGCAGTTGGGCAAGACCGTCACGCGGAAGGAATTGAAAGCCGCGATTGAGGCGGATGCGGATTGGGCCAAGATCCACGAAAACAGTCCGACGGCGTTTGCCAGTAACCTGCTTTATTGGTCCGCCAAAAACAAACTGAACGAGAAGGCAGATGGCTCGTATGACGTGGTGGATATGAGCTTTTAACCAGACAACCAGACAACACCAAAACACTCGCAACGATATGATTGAAGCATTACAACGCATTCCGCTGGCGGACATTATCCCCAGCAAAACGAAACCCCGCAAAACGTTTACCGGGCCGGATTGGCCGGAGTTTGTGGCGAACATCAAAGCTTATGGCGTGATCCAGCCCGGGGTGGCGCGCTTGATTACCTCGAATCCGTCCGGCAAAGCCTACGAGCTGGTCTGTGGCGAGCGGCGGTTGCGCGCGAGCCGGGAAGCCGGGTTGCCGGACATGCCGCTGGTGGTGCGGATTTTGACGGATGCCCAGGCGGTGGAGTTGCAGCAGATCGAAAACTTGCAGCGCGAAGATTTGAGCGTGCTGGAGGAGGCGCAAGGCTACGAAGATTGGTGCCAGGCGTTGCTGCAAGAACAAACGGCCAAAACGGTGGAAGATGCGGTGGCGATTATTTGCACGAAGATTAACAAGAAACGCAGTCACGTGTTTGGCCGGCGGGCGCTGTTGAAAGTGAGCGCGCCGGTGAAACAGGCGCTGGTGGCGGGCGAGCTGGAGCCGACCAAGGCGCAATTGATTGCGCAGGTGCCGGCGGCGGCCGACCAGGAGGAGTTGCTAAATGCGGCGCTGGGCAAGGGCGATTATGACCCGATGAGCTATCGGCAGTTGAAAGAGGAGATTGAAACCAATTACCGCATTTCGCTGACGGGCGCGCCGTTCAGTGTAAACGAAGTGTATAAGGGGCCGAAAGACATGTACCCCGGCGCGTGTGTGGCGTGTCCGCATCGCTCGGGCAATTTGCCGGAACCGAGCGGCAACCCGAACGTGTGCGGTCGCCCCGAATGTTTCCGGCTGAAATGTGACGCGGTGGCGGGCACGGCCTCGACGAAGTGCGCGGCGGTGTGGGACGAAAAGACGTGGAAACGAAACCGTTATTCCAATGACTATTTGCGGGCGGATGACACGTGCTACGAAGATGCCCAAGGCCGGTCGTGGGCCAAAGTACTGGGCGCGCACGCGCCGGTGCCGATCCTGGCCATGGGCCGCGAATTCAACAACAACGATCAGGAGCAATTGGGGTTGATCGCGTATTACCAGCGGGATGAGGTGTACAAGATCATCAAGGACAAGCAATTGATCAAGGCCAAGGAGAAGAACCACAAGCCGGATCCGGCCGAAGTCAAACGCCAGCAGGAACGGGCGGAACGGAAGGCCAAACAGGAGGCGGCCGAAAAGGCGTTGGAATTGCGCACGGGCACGATCATTGGGCAAGTGGTGGGGAATTTGCTGAAGCAATCGCCGGTGGATTTTTGGAGCAAACTGGCGGCCACGCTGGTAACGGTCGAGGATAGTTATAACGACTTGAAAGAAAGCCTGTTTATCCGGCGGGGTTTGCCGTTTGCCGACGACGGCAACAAAAACAACATCGCCACGCTCAACGCATACATTGCCCGGCAAACGACGGCGGACAAGCTGGCGGAGCTGGTGGTGGAAATAATTCTTTCGGTAGCGTCCACGTACACAAACGACCACGAACAGCAGCCGAGCGAATTGGCCCGGTTGCAGACGCTGTGGCTGGTGCCAGCGCCACCCAAACCGGCGACGGCGAACAAACCGGTCAAGGCGGCGCCCGCGAAGAAACTGCCGAAACTTAACCCGAAAACCAAGGCCAAGATTCTGGCCGCCCAAAAGGTGCGCTGGGCGAAGATCAAAGCCGCGGCCAAGAAAGGCGGTGCCAAATGAGTGCGATAAATCTGCAACCGTTTTGCGCGCGCAAATCTCAAATCCGGCCAAAAATGAATCAGCCGTGGAATATCGGCGAATTCACTTATGCCACAGACGGCCGGATTATGGTGCGGGTGCCGGCGTGCCCGGAATTTGCCAGCAATCCACCCATGACAGACGAAAAAACAATTGCCGAAATATGGGGTGTGTGGTCCCCGACGCAGGCGTTTCAAGCGCTGACCGGTTTGATTATTCCCACAACGAAAACCCAAAAATGTGAAGAGTGCAACGGGCTGGGCCGGTTTTGCGATTGCCCGGATTGTGGGGGTAACGGGGACAAATATTGTCGGACGTGCGATCACGTATCCGCGTGCAACCGGTGCCGGGGCCAAGGAAAAGTGGCCGAGATCGCGGGCGTGGCACTCAAGACGTGTGAAGATTGTGACGGGGTGGGGACGTATAAAGTGGGCAGTCCGACCCGCGTGGGCAATAAGAACATTAATTCCTTGTACCTGGAATTGATTGCGGGGTTGCCCGGGATTGAAATAGCGCCGGAAGCCACGGGGGAACTGGAGCCGTTGCATTTTAAGTTTGAGAGCGGCGCCGGGTTGATCATGCCAATGCGTGTTTGAAACATGAAAACCGCATTACCCCCCCCCCCTATTGCCGCCGGTGGTCACGCCGGCCGGCGGCAAACGGAAGCGCGTGCGGCGGTCGTTTGGCCGGATCACGCGCGAGATTGACGGTGTGGAATGGACGTTCACGTTGCAAGCGGACGGGGTGTACGCGCACAAGAAACACTCCAGACGTTCGGAGCAAAGCAGTTATCACGATTTGTTAGCGACGGTCTTAAAACAGAAAACCTTGAATCTCATTTAACGAAAGCGAGTTATGCCAAAACCGAAAACCGATAGTGAATTATTGATGGTGGCTTACGAAAAGACGGGCGCCGCGCACGCGGCGATCCACGGCATTTTTGACGTGGGCACGAAGCAGCCGGTGCCGGCGGCGCTGTTTGTGGAGTTGCGCAACCTGTTGCTGGCGGCCCAAGTGGCGGCGCAGGAACTGGAACGGCGCGCGGCGGGATGTGAACCGGCGAAAATGGGTGACTAAAAAATTCTTTGGCCACCGAGGCACAGAGGCACAGAGGACAAACATTATGGCAAAGCCGTTTATTCCGACGCCGCATCCGGTGCTGGGGCTGCCGTCAGTGACGCAGGCCATGGCGATGGGGCAACGCGCCTGGGAGGAAGCAATGGTCCGCCGGGAGCGGATCATTGCGGAGGAGAAGGCGGATCCGTTCGGGCATTTGTGGCAACCGCCGATCTGGCGGGTGTGCGATGCGTTGTGCGGGTTTCCCTGGGTGGACGCAGCGTGGGCGGAACAGATGCGGCGCCATTTGCAGTTTGATAAGCCGGTGCGGATCTTGCTGATTTTGGGCGGCAACCGCGCCGGCAAAACCCAGTACGCGGCAAATCGTACGATGCGGGTGTTGTTCCACTATGTGGCGGCCCGGGCGTGGGCCTTGCATTCCACGTTGCCGATGAGTCGGCAATATCAGCAACCGCTGTTTTACGATTACTTGCCGCCGCATTTGAAGGCCGCCGATATTAAGGGGAAGACGGCATATATCGCGTACAAACAGAAAACGGGTTTCTCCGAGGAGCAGTTTGTGTTGCCGCCGCAGGAAACGGGCGTGCGGGGCGCGAGCTGCGAGTTTAAGGCGTATGAGCAGGAGATCGGCACGATTGAAGGCGGTAACTTGCGGATTGTCTGGCCGGATGAATTGGTGCCGAGCGAATGGGTGGAGACGCTGGAGTTGCGCGTGGCGGAACTGAATGGCTGGGTCGTGATCACGTTCACGCCGGTGGAGGGTTATACGGAGACGGTGCGGTTGATGTGTGACGGGGCGGAGACGGTAAAGGAAAGCGTGGCGTTTTTGTGTCCGAATGACGAAGGCCCGCCGGACCCGGCCCGGGCGCTGGGGTTGACGCCGGAAGAATACGAAGAGGTGCAGTTGGCGGAACGCGAGGGGCGGGCGGCGATGTGTCCGCAAAGCCGGCCGGAAAATTGCGAAGCGTGGCTGACGGGGGAGCCAAGCCAGTTGGCGGTGCCGGCGGGCCGGGTGTTTAAGCGCGTGCCCCGGGTGTTGAAAAGTGCGGACCCGGAAGGGAAGCGCGCCGTGGTGTTTTTCCATTCGGCAGACAACCCGTATGGCAACCCAAAAAATATTTGGAAAACGATTTCGAGCAAGCCGGAAGCGTTTATTCAAGAACGGTTTTATGGAATTGCCAAGAAGACGATGGCGGCGCGGTTCAAGAAGTTTAACCGCAACGTACACGTGGTGGCGCCGGACGCGATCCCGAAGGACGGGACGAATTATCAAATTGTGGATCCGTGCAACGGCCGGAACTTTTTTATGAAGTGGTACCGGGTGACGCCGGATGCGGTGTATCTGTACCGCGAATGGCCGGGGAATTATGTGATCCCGGGGATCGGCTTGCCGGGGCCGTGGGCGTTGCCGAGCGGCAAACATCCGGACGGCAAACGCGGGCCGGCGCAAACGCCGTTCGGCTGGGGTTTGCGGCGGTACAAGGAAGAGATCATGCGGCTGGAGGGGTGGCACGATTTGAAGAAGATGGAACGCGAGTTTGCCGGCATGAGCAAGGAGGAGCGCGAGGAATTTTTGGACGCGTTGAGCGAGGAGAACGGGGCGCGCGAAGTGATCCAAGAACGGCAGATTGATAGTCGGTTTGCCAGCACGCCACAGATGCAGAAGGATCGGCCGGTGACGCTGATTTCCGATTTTGCGGACATCAATGTTTTTTTCCAGCCGACGCCGGGCGATGACATTGACGAAGGGGTGCATTTGATCCAGAGCGCGCTGGATTATGACGAGGAGAAGCCGGTGGACTTTTTTAATAAGCCGAAGTTTTTTGTGAGCAGCGAGTGTGTGAACAGCATTTTTGCGCTGATGACATGGACGGGATTTACGAAGGAAGGCCGCCGTGCGATGGACGGGGCGTGCAAGGATCCAATTGATGATGACCGGTATTTCTTTTTGGGGGACCACAGTTACCTGGGCGGGCGGACGGAAGATGCGCCGGACGAATATGCGGGGGAAACCAGAAATTATTATTAAGCCACCGAGGCACAGAGACACAGAGATGAAAACGAAAATCACCAAGCGCATGACGGTAAAACTTACGAGCAAACCCGGCGGCGTCATTCACACGCTGGAAAGCCTGAAGTTTGGAATGGCGGCACAAATGAAATGCGGGGTGGTGCTGGCACAATGGCGGGACGCGGACAAGTCCGGGCGAGCCTGCAAACGTTGCGCCAAGCTGAAAAAATAAATTAGCAACCGAGGCACAGAGACACAGAGAAAAACGATATGAGTGAAAAAACTACTAACGATTCGATCAAAGACAAGTTTGCCGGGCTGGCGGAATTCAATGGCACGTTGCAACGCATGGTGTTCAAAGCCGAAAACGGGATGGTGATCGGCGCGGCCATTTTTGTGCTGGGGCCAATTGAAACCACCGAGATCCTCAATGCCGTGGCGGACGTGGAGGCTATGTGGGACGAACCGCCGCCGCAACCCCGAATCATTATTGAATCATGAGCCTGCCGTTTAAACTATATTTTCGCCGGGGCGAGGTGCGGGAGTTCTTTGGCTTTTCGGAGGAGGCCATGACGAAACTCATTCGCGCCGGCACGATCAAACCCACGTTTCTGAAGGGAGACAAGCAAGCGTATTTTGCTCGACAGGATTTGCTGAAGTTGCTTCCATCGGAACCAACGACGCCCGCACCCGCGGCGCCGCCCCGTCAGGCTTCCCACGCATCCGCTTCGATCGCAGGCAAAACCAAATCGCATTAACCATTTTCCAATTTTATGACAACAACCGAAATCAATGACATTAACACCAAGGTGGCCACGGTGGCCGGCGACGGCGGCAACGCGGCCGTGACGGATGACGAATTGCGCAAGTTCAAGGATGAAGTGGCGCAGATCAGCCGGGCGGCGGCGTACAACGTGAACGAGCGCCGGTTTGCGGCGGAGGAAACGCGGTTCACCATTTGGGAAGGGCAATCGCCGGACGGGCGCAAGCATGCCGACGCCCAGGACGGGCGCCCGGCGTTCCCGTTTGAAGGCGCGAGCGACGCGCGGATCCGGCTGGCGGATATGATTGTGAACGAGCGCGTACTGATTTTGACGGCGGCGGCGTTGCGCAATTTGCCGCGCGTAAAAGGGATGGAACTGACGAATGAGAGTCTGGGCCACAAACTGACGACGGTGCTGAAATGGGTGTTGAAAAACAAATTGGGCAGCGATTATTTCCGCGAGATTGTAAAGCTGGCGCAGTACCAAGAAGCCGACAGCCCGGCCGGGGCGGTGCTGGGCGTGTGGTGGGAACAGGAGACGGCGCTGGAGATGCAGGTGGTGACGACGCAACAACTGGCGGAACACCTGTTGCAAAACGGTTTGGACGCGCAGCGCGTGACGGAGCTGGAAGCGCAGTTGATGAATGAGGAGCACGACGCGGCCACGGCGGCGGCGTTGCAGGAATTGTTTCCGAATTTGAAGGACAAGCGCGCCAAGCAGGTGGTGAAGGATTTGCGGGCGACGGGGCAGGCGGAATGGCCCAGCCCGTATCTGCGGCTGGATCAGCCGGTGCTGTGCGCGTACCGGTTGTTTGAGGATTTTTTTATGCCGACGAACACCAGCAATTTGCAGCGGGGGCGCTGTTACTTTGTGCGCGAGTGGGTGGCGGAATGGGAGTTGCGCGAGCGGGCGGTGAGTGAGAATTACGATCCGGACTTTGTGACGGAAGTGCTGAAACACGAAGCGCAAAGCATGTTCCCGATGTATCGGCGAAACCCGACGCAGGGGGATTTTATGGTGATCAAACAGGAGGAAAGCAAAGATTCGTACCGGGGGTTGTACGAGATTGTGCACGTGTATTTCCGGGCGGTGAATGAGGATGACATTCCCGGTTTGTATTACCTGACGTTCCACGGGGAAGTGGAGTTCGCCGCGTACGAACGGCGGTTGCTGGATTTTAAGCACGGCAATTATCCGTTCACCTGGTTTGGCCGGGAGATTTTGGGCAGCCGGTTGCTGGACTCGCGCGGGGTGCCGGAACTGGTGGCCACGGAACAGTGGGGCATGAAATTGTTGGCGGATGCATTCAATGACAATGTGAGCCTGGCGACCGTGCCGCCGATCAAAGTGCCCCGGCGGCGCACGAAATTGGGTCTGGTAATCGGGCCACTCAAAGTGATTAAGGAGGATCGGCCGGGCGATGTTTCGTGGATGCAGCCGCCGCAATTTCCCCAGGGCAACGAGGTGCAGCAGGCGGAGATCCGCCGGCGCGTGGATGAATATTTCGGGCGCATCTCGCAGACGGTGGAGCCGGTGCTGACGCAGTTGCATCAAAACGGGATGGTGCTGCAATTTCTGGCGAGCTTGCAAGATGCGCTGGGCCAGTTGCTCCAGCTTATTCAGCAGTACATTCCGGACGAGGAACTGGCGTTGATCACGGGCGACGACCAGCAACCGATTGCCCGGAGCCGGGAAGAGATTCAAGGCAAGTTCAATGTGGAGCTGTCGTTTGATCCCCGCGATCTGGACATGAATTATCTGAAGGAAGTCATGGGATTGATCGGCCAGATTTTGACGTGGGACACGTTGAGCGTGATTCAGCGCGACAAGATTGTGCAATGGGTGCTGGGGGCGATCTCGCCGACGTTGGCCACGGAAACGTTGCGCAGCGCCGGCGACGCGCAAAAGAGCGAGGTGGAAGACGAGGAAAACAACTTCGCCAAGATTGCCGCCGGAGTGGAGCCGGAAATGGTGGCGGCGGGGCAAAACTTTCCGTTGCGGTTGCAAACCTTGCTGGGGATTGGCCAGAAGAATCCGGAAGCGTTTCAGAAATTGAATCCGACCAGCCAAAAAATTTTGATGGCCCGCATGGAGTATTTGCAGAACCAGGTGCAGCAGATCAAGAACGCGCAGATTGGCCGGCAGGTGGGCCAGCCGGCGCTGGGCGAACAGCCCACGGTGCCGGGCCAGATGCCCGGGCTATCGGCCGGAGCCGGCCCGCAACCATGAAATTTTTCACGCAAATAATCCGGAAAGCGTGGGCGCGTTGGTTAGCGCGCCGGGAAAAATTTCCCCGCTGCGGTCGAAGTCAGTAGTCCCAGCGATGCTGGGGCAAACAGCAACCACGGGCATGAGACGCGCGGCGGGGAATTTAAGCCACGAAAACAAAGGAGAGATGCCCGCCGGGAACACGGAAAGGGACAGCGATAAAATTATGAATCTGAAATTTTGGACGTGGGGCCCAGCGCCCCGGCCGGTACGAGCGGCCAACACGAAAGCGGTGACGGAAGCGGAATTAGCCGGCCGGTTTGCCAGTGCGCCGGATAATCCATTGTGGGAGGCCACGCTGACGTTGCTGGCGGAAAAGATTAACACCACCGCCACCGAGGCCGCCGACGAGCGGCTGACGGATCGGCAAGTGCTGTGGCGGATTGCCGGGGCCAGCGCGTTGATGGAATTTTTGGAAGATTTACAGGAGCGCGAACGGCAGGCCCGCCAGATGCAACAGGAACGGGAGCAAGAGAAAACGTGAAGCTTTTAATTTTCAGCGCGCCATTGCCAGCCGGACGGGCCAAGGGCAGCGGAGTTCAACCGGGTGCCCGATACTAACGGCGCGGCGCGGAGGCGTCGCGTTGCCGTCACGGACCGGGCGCGCTGATATTTTTTTACCGGCATAACTGACCTAAAAGCAACCGCAACCATCCGCAACCATCCGCAACCCGGACGCGGATGGTTGTTTTATTTAAGGGCCGGCGGGATAACGGAGGCGTCATGAAAACACGCATCTTACTTCTCGATCCCCAAGCCGCCGGTGGTGGCGGTGGTGGTGGCGCCGAAATGCTTACGGGCGACATCAATTTAGCCGATCCCGCGTTTGAACGGCTGGGCTTGCCCGCCAGCTTGCGCGAAACACCGCTGGCGAATGGAGCGCCCAAGAAAGAAGAAATTACCCCGGGCGCAACCAGCGCGGGGGCCGGCACGGAAACGCCGGAAGCGAAAGCCACACGGGAAGCGGCCGCCGCCGCCGCCGCCACGGCCGCCGCCGAATTGCAAGCCCGAGCGGAGGCTGCCGGGGTGACGGTGGAAGAGCAGGCCGCCGCCGAAGCCGCCGCCGCGACCGCCGAGACGGAACGGTTGACGGCCAAAGCCGCCGAACTGGGATTGACGGTGGAAGCGGTGCAAGCGCAGGAAGCCGCCGAGGCCGCGCAGAACCAACCGCCGGCCATGGACGACACCCAACGCGCCTATGTGGAAGCGTTGGTGGCGGAAAAGGATTCGGAAATTTCGAGCGCGCAACAAGCCAAGGAAGCCGCCGAGGCGGAAGCCGCAGCCTTGCGCACGCAACTGGAAACCACCAAACGCCCGCCGCTGGCGGTGATGGGTGTGCATCCGATCATGCTGGCGCAGACGCCGCAACAGATTGAAGAGCAGGATGCGCAGTATGCCGCGTTTGAAAAGTGGGCGGTGGAAAACTGGGACGGCTCGCCGGTGGTGGAAGCGCGGGGCGATCAGCCGGCGGTGCCGGCGTTTGACGCGGCGCAGATCCGGAAGCGGTACCAGGAAATCAAAGAATTGCGCACGAAGCTGGTGCCGCAAGCGCGGGCCGCGTTGACGGCCCGGGTGCAGATGACGGAAGCGGTGAAAACCGTGTACCCGGCATTGTTCGACTCCAAACGTACGGAGTCCAAAGTGGTGACCGCCATGCTGGGGAATTATCCCGAGCTGGAAGCGGTGATCCCGAATTTTCATTTGGTGGCGGGCGATGCGTTGCTGGGGGAAGCCTTGCGCAAAGTGCTGGCGGATCCGAAAAACAAATGCAACGCGCAAGCCAAGAATTTTCTGGCCACGGTGCCGGAGTTGAAAGGGTTGATTAATTTGCCCACGGCCCCGGCGGCGGGCGCCGCCAGTCCCCGCCCGTTGCCGGCCTTGAAAGGGGCGACCCCGAAAGCGCCGGGCAAGGCCCCCCGCCCCAGCGGTTCCCCGGCGGGCCGGGGGACGGTCCCCGGCAAAGGCACGACCCCGAATGTCAGCCCGCAAAACTTATCGGCTTTGAAAGCCGGCGGTTTATCCGAGCGCGACGCCCTGACGGAAATGATCAAGGGCACAAATTTACCCACCCTCGCCCAAAAAGAGTAACAACCAACAACAGAAAACAAAACTATGCCAAGCGCATTTGAAGCCGAACAAGTCGGCAAACGTCAGAGTTGGGCGAACATCATCGCCAACATTCAATCGCAGGCCACGCCGTTTTCCTCCATGGTGGAGAAACGCGCGAAGCCGAGCCAAGTCCTGCATTCCTGGCAGGTGAAGAAATATCCCGAAACCGGCCACGCGGGAGTGGTGGATGGTCTGGATGCCACGTCGTTCGACAGCAACCCCCGGGCGCTGATTCAGTGCAACGGGCAAAAGACCTGGCGCAAGCCGGGGGTGTCCGACTTTGCCGACGAGGCGGAGATTGTGGCGCTGGAGAAGGGCGAAATGGCGGAACAGATTGCCGACGCGCTGGTGGCGGTGAAATGGCAAATTGAAAAGCGTTGCCTTTCGGCCGAAGACACCAAGGCGGACAACGGCGCCACGGTGGGCAACGAAACGCGCGGCGCGTTTGCGTGGATCAATAGCAGCCTGCAATCGCTATATCCGGTCCCGACCGGCTACACCACGCCGGCGGCGCAGATCATCAGCAGCGGGCTGGCAAACTTTAACGAAGCGGCGTTTTTGGCGGCGTGCCGGAGCAGCTACAAACAGCGCAAAGGGCCGTTCAAAATGCACGCTTTTTTGGGCATTGACTTGAAAGCGGCGTTTTCCGATTTCACGAAATACGTGGACAACGTGACGGGCAAAACCCCGGTGCGCCAATTCAAACAGGACGGCGACAACAAGGAATTTGTGTTCACCGTGGACAAGCTGGTGTTGGACACCGGCGAAGTGGATTTGCACCCGAGCAGCTTTCTGTACACGGACAGCAAATCGGGCGCGGACACGGCGTACACGCACCGCAGCGGGATCGTGGTGGACATGGACATGGTGGGCCTCGCCTACACGCGCATGCCGCGAGTGGTGAAGTTGCCGTACCAGGGCGGCGGCCAGAAGGCCATTGTGGACGCGATCTTCCTCAACATGTTCGACAACGTGCTGGGGGCCATCGCCATTACGAACAACGCTTAATCCCGGATGTTCTAAACCGACGAAACGAAACCAAGGCTAATTATGACGATTCATCCTTTATTTGACGAAGAGCGCGCCACGCTGGGCGGCACGCACCGCATCATCCTGACGGCCGCCGATGTGGCGGCCGCCGGCGGGGCGAACAACACCGGCACGGTGGCGTTGACCACGTTTGCCAACAACACCGACGGCACGTACACGGCCAACAAGCAGATCAATCTGGTCGAGACGATGCTGGCGGTGCCGTTCAGCGGAACCGATGGCACGCTGGTATCCACGGCCCTGACCGTGGGCGACAGCGGCAATAACGCGCGGTTGTTGGCCAGCCAAGAGCTGAATGCGGCCAACACGCCGGTGTACGCCAAAGGCGGCGCGCTGGCGAGCAACGCGTTTTACGTGCCGACGGCGGCCACGACGTTCAATGCGTACTTTACCGGTACGGCGGCGAAAGCGTTGAACACGCTGACGGCGGGCGAAGTGCACTTGATTGTGGACATTATCGCCGGCCCCGTTCCGCAAGGCACGGGCCAAGCGGCGATGCCGCTGTAAACCAATCTGCCTGGTGAGTGCCAGGCCAGAGACGCGGATGCGTGGGTGGCCTGACGGCCGTGCGAGCGGTCGTCAGGTTTCCCCCGCGAACCGAAAACCAGTCCAAACGTTAAAAGCAAATACCACCCATGAAACCAGACACGTTGGAATACGGCGATTTAGGTTTGTGCCGGGAAACCGAGCGCGAAGTAAAAGAATTGCTGGGCCAATGGGAATTGAAACGCAAAGAGCTGGAGCTGGCAAAACTCCGCCAGAGTGTCAACGGCGAAGGTTTCCGCCGGACGTTTCGGGATGCGGAAGGCAACGGGGGCGAAGTCACCATGCGCATCCCGCCGTATCTGTATCACAAGCTGGGCAGTTATTACGGCTATGCCTGTTGGAATGATAACGATTTTTGCCGCAACGTTTTGAAACATTACCCGGAATGCCGGGTGGTGAGCCGTAGCAGTAACCCCACGATTGTCGTCCCGGATTATATCACCCACCGCAGCCGCAACAATTGAACCAAACAACCAAAACCAAAATCATCATGAAAAAAGTAATTAACCGTTTATTGACCGCCGCCATGGCCATGGCCGTATTTACCTTAGCCGCCCCGGTGGCAAAGGCGTATGGGCCGCAAGAAGTCACCGTACCGATTGCCGCCGCGTTGCAGAATATCACCAACCAAACCGTGTACACCAACAGCGGCACGTCGTTTCAGCCGTTTCAAGGCGTGCCGGCCCGGCTGGTGTTGACGGTGAGCACGCCGTACACCAACCAGATCACGCTGGGCTTTAACACCGCCAACGATCCGAACGGCACCAACTTCAGCACGGCCGCAACGTCGTTGCTGGCGACGTTCACGCCGATCACCAATTCATTTGCCGGCAGCCAGGTGTTGACCGCTTACCTGCCAAGCACGAATTTTGATGCGGTGGTGAAAGCGCGTTTGGACTACGCGACGAGCGCCACGCTGGGGGCGACGCTGCAAAGTTTGAAGTTGGAATGGAATTATTGACCGGGCGCGCAACCGACGAACCGGCCAACAGCCATGCGCACAGAAACGTTTCAAAGCGTGTTGCAAGCGGTGACGCGGGCGCTGGGGTATGACCCGGCCCGCGATCTTTCGCCGGCGCGCGCCGCGACGTTTTGCGGCTACATTAACCAGCGGATCAAAGAAGGCTGGAAATGGGATTTTTGGCCGGAGCTGATGGTGACGGAAGCCCGGTTGTACCGGGCGCCGTGGTTGAGCACGGAAGCGGTGACCGCCGGCACGGAGCGGTTTTATTATCCGGCCGGCAATTATTACCAGGCGTTGACGGCCAGCACGAATCAGCCGCCGGCCCTGGTGCAGGCGGACGGCAGTTACGTGGAGAATTCTGCGTACTGGGCGGCGAGCAGCGCCACGTACACCGGCCCGTGGTGGCAAACGGGAATGGCGTTCAATGTGGGCGACAAGGCCCAGAATCCCAATGACGGGCAAGTTTATCAATGCATTAGCGCGCACACCGCCGGGGCGACGTTTGATGCCACGAAGTTTGGCGTGCTGACGCCGTTCGACAAGTATGTGGCGTTTGACCAAGTGTTAGCCAATGGCACCAAACTGACGCCGATCGACGAAGTGGCGGGCGCGTACCGGCGCAACCCCAAAGTGTTCACCAACAACCCGGCGCCGTTGCCGAAAGTGATTAGCGACAAAGGGGTGCAGTTTGATTGGCGCGCGCCGGTGACGGTGT